GAGTTGTCACTTTCTCCTGTGCGACTCTCGTAGGTCCGTCTAAAGGATGTGAAGTCTCTACCTTTGGTTGCTCTTTCGGTTTGATTTTTAACAAGTTGATTAGTGCTTTGAACATTATCGTTCTCCTCATGTAATTTAACAACATACCCATTTTTATACTTCATTACAGTACCATTTTTTGTATGGGCTTCTTTGGCAGCTGAACGGCGTAACAAAAATGTTCTGAGTTGACCATCTTTATCACGCATTAGTTTTACTTTTTTATCCGCTTCGTAAACCAATTCTTCACTAACATCTTTTGATTTGGTTCTCATTGAATTACTCGGTGAACCAGAAACGGGAATCGTTGTTTCTTTTGGTGCATCTTTTTGAATCTCTACAAGGTTGCCATGGACTGAACGATGTGTTACTTGACCATTTCTACCATATCTACCGAATCCATAATATTGTAAACCTAATTTACGAGCTTCTTCGGCTGTACCAGAATCTGGATGTGCAACCATTTCTGCGCCATCTTTTGGAACAGGTAGTGTATCTTTTTTATCTAATTCGTGTGCAACCCACATCTCAGCGGCAGGGTTACTTGGTGGTGAGGTAACAAAATCTTTGATGGTCTTATACAGATTCATCATCTCATCTTTTTTGGCCTTAACTATTTCTGGTGATGCTTGGCGTAAATCTTCAGAGTTATCAATCTCCATATATTTGTCACCAAACATCTTTGCGAGTTCGGGTCTTGATGCTTGAACAGAATCCCATTTCTCTTTACGAATTTCTTCTGGTACTGTTCTACCGCCTCGTTGGCCTCTTTCGATGTTTCTCTGTTTAGATACTTCATCTGCGGTGTTGACCATAAGCATTGAAGTATCGTAACCAACTTCTTCTAATCGGTCTTTAATCTTACGAATCTTTTCTGCATCATCACCAGTACCATTGATGATTAAACCATTACGACCTAGAAGTGCCAACTTTTGGCGCAACTCTGTCATAGATTTCGCTTTACCCCTAACAATATCTCGTTTCTCTGCTTCTGATGCAGGCATTGTTTTATCGAGGTCGTTTTTGTCCATCAAAAACTCTAATGCTTTATCAGAATTAATTTCAGTTAATCCGTGACCCGCAAGTGTATTATCTAACACATAATCTTTACCAGAACCTGGACCACCTGCTAAGAATACTGCTTTGAAAATTGCTTGGTCGTGAACACCTTCAACAAGTAGTTCTTCAAAATCTAAATTGATATCTTCATGGACACCCATGCCTCTACGAACATCGTTATACATGTCTTTAGCATGTGAATCTGTCATCTTCGATGGCACACCTTTACGAAACTCTTTGTAGTTTCCTTTGCCTGCATGTTCACGCATTTTACTTGCAGACATGCCTTCTACACCTTCGGCATCAGGGTCTCTATCGCCAGCAGAATGGACTTCAATCTTTTTAAAGTTAAAGTGTCCGTGTGGACCTTTTACGCCATTGTATTTGTGGAGAAGTTTGTGATATTCATCAGCACGGTCAGAACCACCAACCATGTGAAAATGTGTAACGCCTTGTTTGTGTAACTTAGCGGCATGTGCCAAAAAGTTAGGTGACTCTTTGTCGGATGCAGTTACATTCACACCAGGAAATGCTCGCTTGGCGTGTTTTAATTTTTGTGCAGATGTAAGGGGATTTTTCTTGGCGTCTTGCGAATGTGACACCACAATATGTGCGGTACCGCCAACTTTGTCGGCGATATCTTTGACTTTATTGACTAGTTTTTCATGGCCGGCCGTAATCGGATTCATTCGACCAAATGCCATGACGGCATGTTTTTCTTTCTGCTCTTGCAGAAACTCGCTGAATTTCATTTTTCTCCGCCTCTACAGCAGTTAATTTATCATTTAATGTGGTATTTATAATTAAATGAGGCTTAGAATATCATCGACTGTGTTTTTAATTAAATGATTTTGAATGACATGTTGATAAGCATATTCTACTTTATTGCCATCCCGATTGAAATTCTGCAATAAAGGTATCAATTCTTCTTCGGTATCATAGACTTGCCCATAGTCGGCAAGTAACTTAGCACCAGCAATATTCCTAGATATCCATGGCGTCTTATTAATCATTGACTCCAGAATGACTAGACCAAACCCCTCCGCATCGGAGTTCATTACATAACAGTCTGCATCAACAATCGCATTTTTAATGTCCTTAGGGTCTTCCACCATTAACGGTATAACATTCTCTGAGGCATGTGGCATGATACCGAATCGATTATCATACCCGGTAGTAACAAGAATTGCATCTTTAAGGTCTGCCTTACGAAACGCATTGGCAAGTTCAATCATCTTTTTGTTTGGCCAGTAACCACCGCAAGATAGAAACATTTTCTTATCTTTTGGAATCTTATACTTGTCTTTAAACTTACCTTCTTCACCAATACAATCTGTTGGTGAAATGCCATGAATAACTTTGTGTGATTTATATTCAACACCATGTTTCACGACATGTTCCCAATCTTCTGGTGCAGAACAACCAATATACTTCACATCTTTAAGTGCTTGTAAACAGACAGAACTTTCGGATGGTTTAATCAGCATATAAAGCATAGGTGATTCAATTCTACTTGCATTGGACAATACAAAGTTTTGAACACCAACATCACCACCATGAACTACAATCAAGTCTTTATCTTGTAAATCATTGGCATCAGAGGATACTCTAACACCATTTAAATGACCTTTGTGTTCACCTGCAATAACAGTAACATCATGGTGTCTTTGCACACATTCTTCTGCCATCTGTTGAACATAGTATTCTGAACCACCAGGAAAAGGTGCATATCGATGCACAACAAAACATATCTTAGCCATTTTTTTGACACACAATCTTTAAAATAGATTCTCTTGCAGGTTCTGGATTACGCAAATCGGGAACTCTTTCAACATTTGTAAATCCATTTTTCTCTAATAAATTTTTCAATGCATCGAAATCGAATCCGTTAACATGTCCCATACCTGCCATTTTATATTCTTCTTTGTTATGGAAACCACCAAACCAATATGACATGGCGTTCTTCCATGGGTCATCAGTAGGGTTCAACCAATCAACATTGGCCTTTTCTTTCCAATCACCTTTGACAATTCTTTCTGTAATCCAACGAAAATCTGGCACAACAACTTCAAATGTTGCACCTGGTTTCAAAATACGATTGACTTCTGTGAGAACACGGTCTACATCAAAAACATAAATGTGTTCTACTACATCACCCATGTATGCCTTTTCAAAAGTATTATCTTCAAAAGGGTATGGTGTCTCCAACAAATCATGTTGGCAGTTTACAGTTGGCCATGGATGCAAGTCCATACGAACATGTGCATCTGGTTTTGGCCATGGGCCTGATCCAATATCAATAATCATCTTCGTTCAATGTCCTCTTCAACACACTTGTTACCCCATTGTACCTCAATAATCTGTAAAGGTTTATCAGATTCATTTGCAAGTCTATGCCATACACCTGTTGGAATATTAATATGGTTGTGTTTGAGTAAATCTATTCTACGAGCAGAAGATGCTCTTTCTTCATAGAGAACGCCTTGTCCTTCTACAACATGCCAGTATTCATTTCTGTATGTGTGTTTCTGCATACTCAATGAAAGACCTGGATTTACAGTTAGTTCTTTAACTTTTGTAGTCGGTGTTTCATACAACACACGATAGTAACCCCAAGGTCGATTTGTTTTATTCTCAAAGTAGTTGTCAATAATCCATGATGATGAATTCATTTTGTGACTACCACCCACACCAAATTCAAATCTCAGATTTCTATCAGTTACATCTTGTTCTGCGGTATTGCCTGTGCTACGGTCACCGCCGTTTGCAAAAATCAACTCTGCATCAGGGAATAAGTTGCGTGTAACATCAATAGCAAGTCTTGCGGTATCATCATCGTCATTGAATTCGATTACATGGTCAACCATTTTCAAATTCATAACAATCTTACATCTTTCATACCATGACATAAATGGTCGTCCTTTTTTACGAGACAACCATGCATCTGAATTTAATCCAACAATAAGTTTATCTCCAAGTGCTTTTGCGGCATTGAAGTATGCGATATGACCTGAATGAATTGGGTCAAAACCACCAGTTACAATAACGACTTTCATAATTTTATTCCATCATTTCTATTGTGTTCAGTTCTAATATGTTGTGCAATAATATGCATCAACGCTTGATGACAATCTTCAACAATACCATAATTATCTTCTTGCACATGTAAAACATAATCTGCAAGTTCTGCGGCTTTACCACCATCAAAACCTACAAACGCAATAGTTTCCATGTTCAACTCTTTGGCCTTCTTAATTGCATTGACAATGTTGGGAGAATTGCCACTTGCTGAGATTGCCACAAGAATATTTCCTGCACTACCTTTCATACTTAGTTGAAAGGAAAATACATCATCATAACCTATATCATTTGCAATTGCAGTAAGAATAGAACCAGATGTAAGTGGTTGAATCTTGGGTCTCAATAGTGCATCATAGTGAACACCTTTCGCATGGTCACAATGAAAATGGTCACTCATTGTAAGAGAACCTCCGTTACCACATACAAAAACTTCTATTCTTTTTCTGTATGCAAGGTCTAACAACTCAAATACTTTTTGTAATTGTTCTTTATTGACTGATTCTAATCCCGCATTAATACGATTTGCGTAATTAGACAGTCGTTGATTTATTAATAATGTTTGTGACATACCAATTATAAGCCTCTTTTAATCCATCAATTAACTCTACTTTAGGTTTCCATCCTAAAGACAAAATCTTACTGTTATCGGTAAGTTTGTTCATAGTTCCATCAGGTCTACTGATATCATACACAATTTCACCTTTAAAGTCAAGCGCTTGTGCGGCAATAGTTACGAACTGTGCGATTGGTATATCGAAACCAGGACTGATGTTTACGAAATTCTGCATTGGTTGTGTTACAGAATCCCATTTCTCTTTATCTACATTCATTACATGGATACATGCATCTGCCATATCATCAACATAGAGGAATTCTCTGCGTGGTTTACCTGTTCCCCATACCATGAAATGAGCATCACCATTTTGTTTTGCACGATGAATTCGTTGAATCACACCTGCGGCCAAGTGACCATTTTCTTCATCATAGTTATCACCAGGTCCATATAAGTTACATGGCAATACTGAACGATAATCAACACCATACTGGCGATTGTAACTCTCACACATTTTGATGCCTGCCATTTTGGCAAGTGCATATGGTTCGTTAGTTGGTTCTAACATACCAGTCATAATTTGGTGTTCGTGAATTGGGTTTTCTGCAAACTTAGGATAAACACAAGTTGAACCCAACATCAACAGTTTTTTAATGCCACTCTCATAAGCCGCATTAATGACATTCGTTTGAATCATAAGATTCTTATAAATGAATTCACCAGGATGATTATTGTTACCAATAATACCACCTACTTTGGCCGCAGCCATATAGACTTGGTCAATCTTATTACTTGCAAAAAAGTCTTTAACTGCTTGTTGATTAGTTAAATCTAATTCACTATGCGTTTTGGTGATGATATCGTTATGTCCCAAATCTTTAAGGCGTCTGACAATGGCAGAACCTACTAACCCACGGTGACCCGCAACAAAAATCTTCATATTATACCTCTTGGTCTTGATAATCGTGATAAATTAATTGACTGCCTAAAAATTCAAAATCAATAGGAACTTCTCGCAGCTTCAATGCTTCTGCAACACTCTTTTGTTTTTCTGGTGGTGTGAGAAACATCATAAAACCGCCACCACCCGCACCCAATAGTTTTCCACCTACTGCGCCGTTTTCAATACCTTTTTGATAGATATTGTCGATATCACTATTTGTGATAGTTTTCTCAATGGTCTTTTTATGTTCCCATTGTGTATGCATTAATGCACCCAACTCATTCATTTTGTTTGGGTTATTAGAAAATAAAATTTTTTCTGCTTCGTCTGTAATTTCTTTTACAATTTTCAAATCGATACTTTTCTTTTCGATGTTCTCAATTTTCTTATGTGCAATATCAGAAGCATTTCTCAATTGTTCAGTAAAAAACACTTGAACCCATGATTCCAATTCTTTAATTGTTTCTTTCTTCACATGCAATGGTGAACACATAAACTCGGATTTACCACCAAAATTGATTCGATTGAAACCACCAAATGCGGCTGCAACTTGGTCTTGAGAACCAACAGACTCACGGAGAATATTTTGTTCTAAATTAATAGAACTCAATGCAAGGTCTCTTTTTGTCAACTGTTTGTTTTGTAATACAGAAAGACCATGTAATAGTCCTACCGTAAAACTAGAACTTGATCCAACACCAGTGCGATTAGGCAAATCGCCATGATGAGTAATATCGAGTCCATCAGTAAAGCCCATATAGTTAATTGCTTCACGGATAACAGGAACTTGAATATCTTCAATTGAATTTGTTTCTTGTCTATCATAGTATCTGATTCTATATTTGTAATCGAAGATAGGTGGTAATTTTCTTAGAACAAGAAATGAATACTTGTTAATCGTAGTAGAAATTACCGAACCGCCGTGTTCACGATACCATGCGGGATAGTCTGTGCTACCACCAAAGAATGAAATACGATATGGTGTTCTAATAATAATCATATACTTTTATCAACCTCATAGTCATATATTGATTTATGCACCCAAATATCATCAACATGATAAGCACCGCCGTTTGCATGAATCTCTGCTGCCAAAACATAACCTCTTGCGGCAAGATATGCTCTTGATGGATCACGAATCGAAAATCGTTCTTTGTCGTTTAAATCACCACCATAGTCAACTTCAAATGCAATCACACCAAAAGTATAATTTGTATCCATTACTTTGAGTAATGATTCCCATGTTGCGGTGTTTGGGTCAATATCGATTGATAGAAAATCAATAAAATCAGGTGCATTATTATCTGCAAGAATTTTTGCATAATCAACTTTCGTTGCATCTTCGTTATACATTACTGTATTAGGTCGATGTTCTGCCCATGGTGAGGCAAAGTCAACATTCATTTCAACTGCAATGCCACGATAGTCTCTTTCTTTTTCAAAAAAGTAGGAGTTATTCCAATGTTCATAATAACTCGCACCAATATCTACAAAGAAACCATTTCGTTTACCTTTGAGAAACTTATCTGCAATCTCATCTTGTTTAAATTCAGAACTCATCGAATAACAAACTTTCCGTTTTGTTCTGCAACCATTTCACGCCAGTAATTCAACAAATCTTCCATAGTTTGTTGATAAGGAATTTCTGGTTTCCAACCTGTGTGCAATCTAAACTTTTCTGTATTAGGTACTTGCAAGTCTGCATCAATTGGTCGCAATCTAGCAGGGTCGGTTTCAATTCTAATCTTTTCTTTCATTGGTGACATAGACAATAGAGTATTCAATACATCTGAAATTTCACATGTAAAAGTACCACCAATGTTATAATATGCACCACGAATAGGGTTGTGTGTCAACAACATATAATAGGCACGAACTGCATCACGCACATCTGCAATAGTTCTTAGTGACTTTAAGTTACCAACTTTGATAACTGGTTCAATATAACCTGCCTCTGCCATTGCAATCTGTTTTGCAAATGTCGATTCTGCAAATACATCACCACGGCGAGGACCTGTATGAGTAAACATACGAGTTGTCTGCACATTCATATTGTATGCTTCTGCGTAGAAACGACCAACTAAGTCTGTTCCACATTTTGAGATAGCATAAGGTGATGCAGGATGAAAATTACATTCTTCATCGATTGGAAGTTTATCTTGTGGTACACGACCAAAAACTTCTGATGAGGCACATACATGAATGTGTGCTTCTGGTGCCCACTTCTTCAATGAATCTAGTAGTCTTACTGTTCCTTGAACATTGACATTTAGTGTTTCGATTGGCGAATCAAAACTTGTTTTAGGAAAACTTTGGGCCGCCAAATGGAAAACATAATCAGGCCTGTTTTCTTTGATTGCTGTGTCAATCGATATTCCATCATTTAAATCTCCGTAAACAAGTTTCACCCTGTCCATATTGTTAATGTTCTCTATTAAATTTTTAATATTGGCAAGTGGACTTCTCCAACGAATAAGTCCAACAATGTCCCAATCGGTATTTTCAATTAGATACTCTGCAAGGTGAGAACCCACCATGCCAGTAATACCAGTAATAAACGCAACCTTCTTCATATCATCTCCACGGCAGTAATCATATCTTTAATTCTATTCACATAGGTGTGTTTGTCTTTAACCTTTTTCATTTGATTTAGAATAAGGTCTTTTGTTTTTGGATTATTTTGCATTTCTTGTGCAACATAAAACAAGTCTTTTGGATTATCTGCATATGCAACTTCTTGGTCAAAGAAGTCATAAGTCTCTTTTGAATTAGTTAAGCACAATGCACCATAACTAATATTTTTAATTGACCTACAAGATATGTATCCATTCGCCAGGTGATTTCTTGGTCGAACATCTAATGGCAAATACGATTGAATAACTGCACTACGCATTTGTTCTACTGTCAATGGGTTTTGCCATGGTGAATTATAAACAAATGGAAGTTTATTCTTCTCACATTCATCGATAAATGGTTTGAACATTTCTTGATTATCTTCCCTGATTGTACCACCAAAGAAAGCAAATTTAGGTTCATTGAATGGTGTCAAACGAGTTTCAAAATCAATTTCATTTGGTAACAAATCAGTCGCCCAAATAGAATAGAATGTATCATAGTCAGAACCTTTTTCAAAGAAAGAAGTACCTTCATTAATTGGTGTGTATTTTTCTTTTTCGAATTTATATGCATAGTTTTTATCTTCTACGCCATCGACACCCCAATTATTTGCAAATCTAAAGTCAATCAATCGACCTACTTTACCAACATACATTGATGCACCAGGATTTCCTTCAACAGGTCCTTTGTTACCAATGTAGTGTATCAGATAGGTTGATGTTGGTCGCAATGGCAGTTTATTACTGATACCATTTGCAAAGACCAACCATTGTTCAGAAATGATTAATGCATTATCAAAGAATTCGTCAGGTAAGTTATGACGATTATCTAACCAATATGTTGGATAACCTAGATACTCAGCTGCACGAACACAGGCATCATGGACAAATGCATGGGTGTGACCAGTATCAAACATCGCACCCCATACAATTATTTTATCGTGCTTCATTTAATTAAATACCATGCATTATTTTCAACTGTATTAATTTTTGTCTCTGGTTTGTCTTTAAAGAACTCTTTCAATGCATTATGAACAGAAGTCAAATTGATATCGTGTCCAGCAAATACACCGCCAGTTTTAACCAGTGGCCAATAATCAATCAAATCTTTTAATGTAGTTTCGTAACTATGGTCGCCGTCAATGAAAACAAAATCTAAACTATCTTCTTTCATATTGAAGGCTGCATTTTCACTAGTATCAAAAATAAATTCAATCTTATCTTTGTATGGTTCTAGTCGTTCAATACACCTGCGTTTAGTTTCTGCTTGTCTATCTTCAGTAACTCTTGTGCCATCCCAATCAACGAATGATGGGTAGTTGTCAATTGCATATATCTTTTTGATATTTGGTATCTTTTTAATCCATAATTCAGTTGTGAATCCGTGGCAGACACCAATCTCACAACCAATCAAGTCACCTTCTAGTTTTGAAATAGGTTCTACAAGACCACGACCAGAAATGTTCGTATCTTGTTCACCATATTCAACTTGTTTTTGAACCCACTCTACCGCATCCAAATGGTCGTATGGGTCACGGGTTTGTGCTTCTTGTCGCATTAAGTTTTGCGTTGTGTCAATGATAAATTCTTCACTCATATTTTTTCTCTATAATTTCTTTCCACTCGGGAACACGGTCATATTGATGAACAATAGCAAATGGTTTGCCAGTGCTTGTGCATACTACATTATCTACTAAAATTGGAGAATTTTCAACCAGCCGAGTAGCATATTTACCTGCAATTTGTGGACCAGTTGTACCAAGTTGTGCGGCATATCCATCTTCACTCATTGCAAAGTTTGTGATATCTTTAAATGGTTTCATGTTCAATAAGATATTCAAGGCAGCTTGGTCGGGACCACCACCGCCTTCTGTCCAATGACTTGTGCCATTACACATCATGTAGATATTAAGAAACACATCAAGCATAGTGTCAAACTTGCCTGAGATTGTACCTGCATTGTAGATTAGATTGTCTTTGGTGTGGTCTTGTAATAAGGCACCAAAAGCTTTGAACATGTTATGTGTTCCCCATTCTTCATCTCTGTAATAAATGGATTCACAAGCAACATTGATTTCTTTGTCACCAATGTTTTCTTCTAACCACTTTGATGGGTTAGTTTGAAAGATAACATCTTTAACATCGGTGGTAATAATATATCGGTATTGTCCTTGAAGTTTCTTTAGGAAATACCACATGTGTAGGAATCTCTCAACGACAATTGAGAATTCTTCTTTGTAAACAAAACGCTTATTGGTTTCGTCTTTACCTAAGGCGAGAACGGTGTAATTTCTTTTGACAAGTTCTTCTACTGTTTCATATGAAACATTGTAACAGACCATGGCTTTTACGCCATCAAATCCGCATCTGTCTAAAGAATTAACCCATGGTTTAATCTTTTCAAAATCATAACCAGTGATACAACCAACCACTATATCCTTCATAATAACTCCAATCAAAAAATGATATATTTACTTTTTATTTACATAGTCTGTAAATGATTTTACTTTTTGTCCTGGTGAATTTTTCTGATATTTCTTTCTGAGTTTATCAGTTCCTTCTTCACCCGCACCATGTTCTTCATGCACACTCTTATGTAGTTTAACGCCAGTAACATCTTGAACCATGTCCCATGCTTCTTTATTCTTCTTGCCTTTAACAAGAGAATCAAACTTCTTCTTTTGTTCTGGTGTTGCCTTTTTTTGAAACTTAATTAATTCCATAATACCAATATTACCAGAATAAGATGCCTCATACATCTCAATGTATTCTTTAAACTCTTTCATCTTAACCTCTTGTGAGTGCTAAAATCTTTTGTATCTGCGCTTCTACAAGCGTCTTACGATTAGGCCAATAGATGTATTCTTTATCAGAAGTTTTTAGAAGTTTTGTGAAGAAAGGTAAAACTAGTTTTTCAACTTGTTCTAATCTAATCTTAAATTCTTCTGCGGTGTCAGCAGTATCAGAAATTACTTTGTTGTATTCTTCTTCAGATACGGCAGAGAATCCAAAATCATCGTCACCATATTCTGCAAGAATTTTATTTATATCGTATGCCATTACTTACTCCAGTTTTTCTGTGCAGTAAAATTCAAATGACTGAATTCAAGTCTATCAACTAACTTAACTGCGTTACCTTTTAATCTATCTACTGCAACAAAACCTTCGGGATTCGTAACTTTAAATCCATCTTCTGTTTGGACAAAGGTACTTGTTACTTGTCTCATCTGTTGCAATTTTTTGATAATCATATTCTTTGCATCGACCATGCCATTCTGCATATCAAAGATTCTGATTAAGTCCATTGAATTGTTACGGAGAGTTCGCATGATTTCATTTTTAATCATGGTTTTATCTCTCTTTGTTTTTTCCATTTTTGCAGAAGAAATATCTTTGTTTAATTTTTCTTCAACCCACTTCAACAACTCTCTTGTGTGAGCATTTGTATTTGTAATCTTCTGACCTTCACGCACTTTGGTGTTGTTGAAAGTCTTAATGTATTCTCTAACAGTATCATTTGATGATATTCTATTAATAGCCAATGAATTGGTTTGCTTGAATAGTGAACCTACATTAGATAGAATAGAAGTAATTGATTTTGTTTCTTCTTCTGTGAATGATGCAGTACCAGATGCATCAGTAAAATATGCATCACGGAACCAAACATCTTTGGTCGTTGTTAAATTCTTAATATCGATGTTGAATGATGCCTTCATGTCAGCGAATGTTTTGCCTGTGTATGAAGTATGAAACACCACACCTAATTGTGCAGCCAACATAGATTTTGCAAGTTTAGATTCAGAAGGTACAGCATAGACTAATGTATTTGGTTGAAATGTAATGTAGTTTTCACCATCAAGTGTTTTTTGTGTTATATCACCTTTTGCAAACATCATATCACCTTGCAGAACACCTTTGATGCCAAGTTTTGGAAGATATCTTAGTGCAACTTTAAGTTTTACATTAAGACCCTCACCTGGATGGTTCTTGTCAATATCAGCATCGGTGTAATTCAACTTTGCATTTGCATTGAACACACCTTTTGTACCAACAAAGAACTGACCATTGTCTGGATTAACACCACAAAAGATTGCAGGTGAACCATCCCATTTTGTTGTAACATTTACTTTTGATTGCGAATGACCGGCAAGCATATCTCTCAATGATTGTAAGAAGTTAATTGCATCTCTAGCACCTGCAACACCACGATTGAGAATCTCATCCTCAATATGTTCTAGGTGAAGGTTTGCGCCTTCTTTTTTTGCTTCGGTTAAATATTCTCTGAATTTCATTAGTATATCTTTAAAAATGGTCCGTTTTTTCCGCCAAATTCTTTTTTGGCACCATAGTATAATGTTTTTAACCACTCATCCATCATACCTTTTTGTTCAATTAAAACCCAACAATATGCCCATCTCAAACCAATTAACTTAGATGAGAATCTTCCTGCGGAACTTCTAGTCTTTTCTTCGGCTATAATTGCGTTCTTAATTACTTCTTCAGGACCTGTTGTCTCTTTATTTCCCATTTTAACTTTTAAACCACCTAAGTCAATTGGTTTTCCTGCAACTTTATATTTCTGTAAACCTTTGATATATTCAATCCAATATTTAATATTCTCTTTTGTCCACTTACCTGGTGGGTCAATATTAGGGTCTTTAGATGCAGATGCAGGTCTTGGTAAATTTGCTTTACGCAAAAACGAATCAAGTGCTTCTGAAGATACTTTTCCTAATTTTGCACCACCAGAACGACCTTTAGGTGTTAAATCTGTTTGCACTAAATTTCGTGCAACTGAATACTGGAAGTTACGAGCCTGTCCGTGAATTTCTTCTTCACCAACTTTAAAATCAAATGCAAATTCACCTGTATCAAATTCATTATCATTCTTATGTCCAAAATCCAATAAACATTTTACTGAACCTGGCACAACTTTAAAATCTAGTGACTTACCTTTACCACCTGCATTTGCAGGTTCTGCTTTGGCCGCTTGTGTAGATTTCTTAATAGCCTTTAAAGATACGGGTAACATGTCTAAATTTGCCATACAAACTCGCATGTAATCATTCAATGCTAAAAGGTTTGCATCTTTATCTGGACTAGATGTTAGTGAAGTAATCTTCTTTTCAATCTCTGTTCTTTTTCTTGCTTTAACCATGTAAATATCGGCAGGATCCCAACGGTCTTTAACTGATACTCCACATTTTGATTTTGCAACACCTTCAATCCAAGGCATAAATCCATCGTCACGGGAGTATTCATAACCTTTCTCACGACCAATATACTTCTTCAATGCCATGGCTTGTTTAGCATAAGAATCCATCCAATCATTATTGACATTTGGATAAACTTTTTTTACTGCTTTTGACAATTCTGCAAAATCTTTCTGAGGGTCTTTATTCTTTTCGATAATTAATTCGAAATAGACTCTTGACCCATTTTCCTGTTTAGCAGTTTCTATCGCATTACCGGCCATTTAATACTCCATATGTTTAATGAAGTATTTATACTAACAGGATTACCTGATAATGTCAAGTTCTTTTTCGCCTGTCCAAACTTCTATCTCGGAGCGCAGCCTGTTCTCAGACTTGAGTGTATCATATCTGGTCGTTGATTTCTTCTTCCACCACTCTATAATCGATTCCAAATGAAACTTATCATAGTTCTCCTTGTCTGGAATTAACTTGTCTGTTCTTCCCATAACAACATCGGTAAAGTTACTGTAACCATAGTTTGAGGCATAGTATCGTTTCTTTTCTGTCAACGACAAGGCGTTCTCAATAGTCTTTGCGAACTTTTCACCTTCTGGTGTGCCTTTGAGTGCCGCTTTAGTCATTGCAATAATTGTATTTGAAATCTTCATCTTACGGGAAGAAGCATCTTCTGGTACAAAAACACCAATTGCAGTTTCAACATACTGTTTCAAATCTTCATATGGTTTGCCATGCATCATTGGAATGAAATTACTATCTGTTAGACCTTTGAATCTAAGGTAAGGTTTCATGCCATCATATTGTGATGATGACTTAGAACTACCATATAATGAAGTTGTCTCAAATAAACAAGTATTCATCTTATACTTTTTGTTCAACATTTCTTTAATCTCATGTGAACAACAGATAGCGGCAAGCAACTTACCACCAAGGTAGTTGAAACCAAATGGTTGACTTGGCACAATCACGAAACCCATAATTGATGTGTGATTAAATGCCTTAGATGATTCTGGTGTCTGTGTAAAGACACCTTGTAACATTTCATTGCGTGGTTTCATATTAATCACAGGAGAACCTAGACGAATGAAACCGACCCACTTCTTAGTTTTCTTTTCTAATACTGCCAATCGTAAACAACGACCGGGAATACTAGTCATGTTAGAGTGACTTGAAATCATATTCAGATAAATGTCCCAAGTATCTTGCGGCAGTTCAACCAATTCAAAATCCATATCTTTTGGATGAATACTGAAATCACTAAACAAATCATCTTCAGGTCCCATGCCAAACAAGGCAGTAGGTCTTTCTGAAAGACTATTCAGTTTTTGGTCACGAATGTAGTCATCGATTCTTTCGAACCTATCAAAGTAATCTGAGAATACTTTTGCACAATGTATGGCTTGTTCTTTCGACAAACTCATACTTTTAAGTCTCCAAACTTATTGTTCAATTTTCGTTCTCGATTACCAAATGTGTTTAATGGTTGTGTGTCATCATCGTGACCTTTGTCAATGATTTCATCTTGTGCTGATTGTTCGGCATCATACAGTCTCATTTTTGCACGGTCAATGCCGACAACAAATCGTTTGTAATAATTTGGGTCACTATAACGATTCTTCAATTGTTTAATAAGAATCTGATTTAAACCTTCAAGTTCTTCATTCGTTACAAGAGCAAACATAAAGTCGGCAGTTGCAGGCAAACCAAAAGATTCTGATGTATCTTCAAGACCAGGATCCGAATTACTGAAACCAGACCTTGTTGTTTGTGTTGCAGAAACAACTGGCAATGCAAACTCAACGGCAAGACCACGGAGTTCTTCTGCAATCGATTTGATATAGGTGTAACTGTTTACATTGCCACCTGGTTTAATACGAGCAGAGGCACAGATATTCAAGTAATCAATAAAAATGATTTGTGGTTTGAAATTCTTCTTCAAGTGCAATTCATTCAACAAGGCACGGAAGTGTAGTGTCGAAGCAGAAGCAGTTGGATATTCTTTGATGATTAGTTTACCATGTGTCTTAGATTTTAATGATTCGAACTTTCTTTCATAATCTTCTTTACTGATTGTATGAAGTTCATTCAAATCAATATTCAATAAGTTGGCATCGATACGCTCAGCGATTCTTTCTTCTGCCATTTCCATTGTGATATACAATACATTATGACCTTGAGATAAACAACCTGCTGCCACATGGCACATGAATAACGATTTACCAACACCAGTACCTGCAAGTGCAATGTTTAATGTCTTTGTTGGCAGACCACCTTTAGTAATCTTATTGAGAATGTCGATATCGAAACGAATACGAGATTCTACTTTGTGATAGAAATCATAACGAGATTCAAAATCTTGTGTGTAATCGTGGCCAACATTACTATCAAAAGAAACACCAAGTGCATCTGCAAGAAGTTGTGGAATCTCACCTTTAGCTTTCTTGCCATCTTTGTCATCTAGGATGCCAACAGATTCCATGATTGCATTGTAGATGGCCTTGTCTTGGCAAAACTTTTCAGTCTGCTCAGTCAACCATGCCATTTCAGGCACATCATCTTTTTCTTGTGTGATTTCTTTGAGTAATTCAACCGAATCTCTTACTTGCGGTTCAGTAAGATTTTTCTTTTCGGTGATATTGATTACAAGCGCTTCGTGTGTTGGAAGGTTTTTGTATTTGTTTACAAAATCAAACACTTCTTTGAACACCAACTTTTCAGCTGGGTCAGAGAAGTATTCTGCTTTTATAAAAGGTAAAACTTTTCGTGTAAATGCCTCATTATACACCAAATTTTTGAGTATTGTTTTTTCCAGTCTGTTCATTATCTAATTTCTTCATTAATACTTCTGTTAAAATCTCACCCATAATTGTAACAAAATTTGCATCTTCATGCAACTCTGTTAGTGTATATTTACCTGGATGAATGATTGAATATCCGAATTGTAATCTACCAAATTCGCCTTCTTCAACAACTCTTGCTTCTTGGTAATGATAAAGAACACCTTCATACTCACCTTGCAGTATTTCTATACCTGTTGCCTGGCGATTATCGATTGATTCATAATCAAACAACCGATAATCTTTAAACTCTTTAAGCATCCTCGGGTTCTTCTTCCAAAACTGAATTTTCTCCCATAATGTTGCCATATGCGATACCATATTTTGCATTTACGAATTCCTTAAACGATTCGTTTTTAAGTAACGGTTGCCAAAATTCATCCGTTTGTGTAGCATCAAAGCGAACCTTGTCACCAATTTCTCCAGTTTTCTGGTCAATCTTTGCATACCAACCTGGTGATGGTTTAGATACAAACTTACCCTCAATCGCAATGTCGACCAAGCCAGAATACTTTTGAATACCACCATCGAAGGAGACCGAAATAGGAATTTTAGATTTCTCTTTAACATAACGAGATTTCTCCACATTAATAATAAAATTGTATCCCACAATCTCTGTGCCTTCTTTTTCTTGTTGGCGACCTAGAATGTAGATGTTGTCAGCAGAGTAGTATGAACCTGTACCACCACCAACAATTGCTTTAGGGAACATTCCAATTTCCATATAAGTGTGATTCACAACAATCATTGGAATGTCTTTGATATTCAAGTGTGGTGTCACCATTCTAAACAATGATTTAACTTGTTTAGCACGGCTCATATCTGCAACAGATT